CAAGCAAGCCGTCATCGACGCGCTTACCGAGCGCCGCATGCTCGAAGAGCACGGCGACCTCGTGGACGAGCGCGCCATCCGCGAAGCCGCCAACGAGGCCGTGCACAACGAGGCTCGTGCCCGTTCGCTGGCCACCGAGCTGCGCGCCCAGGCCGAGATGCTGAACCCGCGCCGCGACACCGGCGAGACGAACGCCGCCGGTAGCAAGATCACCGTCAACGCGCTCGCCGAAGCCGCCAAGCAGTTCGGCGAGCAGGTGGCCGACAGCACGGTGCTCAAAGACCTGAAGGCCAAGGTGTGGCAGCACACCCAGGCCGAGCGCCGTGCGGGCACGGCCTGGCGTGACGCGACCGCCAAGGGCGACACGCAGGCGGCGGTCAAGGCCAAGCAGGATCAGATGCTACAGAACGCCGCCGCTCGCGCCACGCAGGAAGCGCAGGCCGAGGCCAAGAAGACGTTCGAGTTCTTCAAGCGTGTCGTCAAGGGCAACGACGAGACTGTGGTCGATAAGGGCCGCGACCCTGACATCGTGAACGCGGCACGCGCCGTGCTCGCCGCCTACGGCGTAGAGACCTCGACCACCAAGAAGGCGGCCGAGTATCTCGAGCTCGTCAAGAAGAACGACCCTGAAACCTACAACGCGATCGCCGCTTCGGTCGAGGGCGCGCTCCAGATGGCCCAGCCGCTGGAGTCCCTGACGGTCGAGCAGCTGCGCAGCCTGCACGAAGAGGTCCAGGCGCTGTGGTTCCTGGCCAAGCGCTCGCGGCAGATGGAGGTCGACGGCAACCTGATGGACATCGCCGACGCGGCCGACGAGCTGCACGCGCGCATGGAGACGATCGGCATCCCCAACACCGTGCCGGGCGAGACCAGCGCCCTGACACCGGCGGACAAGCGCAAGCGCTGGGTGCAGTTCGCCGGCGCGCTGCTGCGCCGCGTCGAGCAGTGGTCAGAGAAGATGGACGGCAAGTACGGCGGTCCGTTCCTGCGCTACGTGTTCCAGCCCGTCAAGGACGCGGCCGAGCACTACCGCAGCGACCGCGTGCAGTACCGCAAGGAGCTGCAGGCGATCTTCGACAAGGTGGCGCCGACCTTCACGCACAAGCTGATCGAGGCGCCCGAGCTGGGCTACACGTTCGGCAAAGGCCACAACGGCATCGGCCACGCCGAGCTGCTGCACGCGATCCTGCACACCGGCAACGAGAGCAACCTGCGCAAGCTGTTGCTCGGCCGCGGCTGGGGTGAGCTGCTGCCCGACGGCACGGTCGACCGCTCGCGCTGGGACAACTTCATCGCGCGACTCGCGAAGGACGGCACGCTCAAGCCCGAGCACTTCGAGTTTGCCCAGGCGATCTGGGATTTGATGGAGAAGACCAAGCCGCTCGCGCAGAAGGCCCACCGCGACGTGTTCGGCCGCTACTTCGCCGAGGTCACGGCGACGCCCTTCACCGACCCCTTCGGCGTCGAGCGTCGCGGCGGCTACGTGCCGGCGCAGGCCGACCCGATGATCGTGCCCGACGCAGACATCCGCAGCCTGGCCGAGCTCGAGAACGAGAACATGGCCTACAGCTTCCCGACCACGAGCAAGGGCTTCACGAAGTCGCGGGTCGAGTACAACCGACCCCTCAAGCTCGACCTGCGCACGATCCCGCAGCACATCGACAAGGTGCTCCTCTTCTCGCACATGGAACCGGCGGTGCGCGGGGTCGCCAAGCTACTGCGCAACAAGGGCGTGAGCCAGGCGTTGAGTCGCATCGACCCCTCGGCCTACAGCGGCATGCTGCTGCCGTGGCTCAACCGCTCGGCGCGCCAGATGGTCGAGACGCCAGTGGCGGGCGATGGGGGCGCCGCGCGCGTGCTGTCGGTGCTGCGCTCTCGCGCAGGTGCCGCGCTCATGTTCGGCAACATCTCGAACGCCATCCAGCAGGTGACGGGCTTCTCGTCCGCGCTGGTCAAGGTGGGCGGCGCCCACATGATGCGCGCCAACGCCCAGTTCATCGCGCACCCGAAGCAGATGATCGAGGCCGTCAAGTCGCAGTCGGAGTTCATGCGCAACCGCATGGACGGCGAGATCGCCCACATGGTCGACACGGTCAACGACATCATCTTGAACCACAGCCTCTACGAGCGCGCCCAGGCGTGGACGATGCGCAACAGCCACTTCCTGCAGCAGGCCATCGACAACACGATGGGGCCGATCATCTGGACGGCCGCGTACAACCAAGCGCTGGAGCAGGGCATGGATGAGCGCATGGCGGTGCGCTTCGCCGATGGTGTGATCCGCCAGACGCAGCAGGCCACCTCGCCAGAGGACGTGAGCCGTATCGAGACGGGGCCTGCCTACGCGCGCATCTTCACGCAGTTCTATGGCTACTTCAACATGCTAGCCAACACCAACGCCACGGCGCTGCAGCAGATCGCGAGCGAGATGGGCCTGAAGAAGGGCGCAGGCAAAGCGCTGGGCGTGCTGTTCTTCGGCGTGCTCGCACCCATCTGGGTGGCCGAGGCGATTGCGCAGGCGTTCAAGGGCGGGCCTGACGACAAGGACCACGACGGCTATCTGGACGACTGGCTAGCCGCTGTGTTCGGCATGGGCACGATCAAGGGCACGCTGGCCTATGTGCCGTTCGTTGGGCAGTTGGCGAACGCCTCGATCGGGCGCTTCACGGCAAACCCGACCGACGACCGCATGAGCCTCAGCCCCGCCGTCGGCATGCTCGAGTCCGCCGCTGGCGTGCCCGCTGACGTGTACAACGCGCTACAGGGCAAGCTCAACGCCAAGCAGACCATCAACGACCTGGCCACGCTGGTGAGCATCGCCACCGGCCTGCCCGCGAAGTTCATCGCCCGCCCGCTCGGCTACGCCGCCGGCGTGGAGCAGGGGAAGATCGAGCCGACCGGTCCGCTCGACGCAGTGCGCGGCGCGATCACCGGCACGGCATCCCCGGCGAGCAAGGTGCGCTGACGCGTGTACGCACCCCGAACGACGGCGGCGACAATGCGCCGACGTTTGGAGTGCGCGCACGATGATCCCGTCTACCCCGCGACGAGCCGGCCCGCTCAACGGCAACGGCACGGCAACAAGTTTCCCGTTCAGCTTCAAGGTCTACGCGACCGGCGACGTCGCCGTTGTGCGGGCCAACATGACCACGGCGGTCGAGACCCTGCTCACTGAGGGGGTCGACTACTCGGTGACGCTTAACGCCGATCAGGTCAACAACCCCGGCGGTACGATCACCTACCCGATCAGCGGTTCGCCGCTGGCGTCGGGCTCCTCGCTGACGGTCTATGGCGACACCGACTACACGCAGACCCTGAGCCTGGTCGGCGTCAGCAAGTTCGACCCCGCCGCCATTGAGAAGGCTCTCGACCGCGTCGTGATGCAGACGCAGCAGTTGCTGGAGCAACTGAGCCGCACGCTGACGTTGGCCGTGTCGAGTGGCGCGGCCACCAACCTCACCCTGCCGGCGCCGCTCGCGAACAACCTGATCGGGTGGAACGCAGTAGCGAACGGGCTGCAGAACGTGGACGTCAGCACGCTTGCGACGCTCGTCGCCTACGGCACGGCGATGCGAGACTACTTCACCGGCGACGGTGTCACCAAGGACTTCACCCTCTCGGCGAACCCTGGCGCGCTCGGCAATATCGACATCGACATCGACGGCGTGACGCAGAACGGGCAGACGGACTTCACCTGGGCGGGCGGCACCACGCTGTCGTTCACGACCGCCCCGCCGAACTTGTCAAACATCCAGGTGCGCTATCTGCAGGCGCTGCCGGTTGGCACGGTGGGCGCGTCCACGGTCGGCACGACACAGCTGATCGACGGCGGGGTGACCACTGTCAAGCTGGCCGCCGGGGCGGTGACGAACGCCAAGGTGTCCGACGTGGCGTTCTCGAAGCTCACTGGCGTGCCCTCCACGCTTGCGGGCCTCGGAATTGCTCCCACTGACGCGAGTCTTCCGCGCCAGTTGCAAGCCGTGTCGTCCTCAGTCGCCGGTAACGCGCTGACGCTCGGCTACTCGGGCGGGGTACTCGACTTCCGCAACTCGAGCCAAACGAACGGCGCGGTTTCGACGTTGACCGTAGGCGCGCTGTCCCTGATCGTTCCCTCTGGCGCGACGCTTGGCATGACCGACGCCCAGCCGGCTCGACTCGCGCTGCTAGTGGCCAACAGCGCAGGCACGCCGGTCTTGTGCGTGGTCAACCTCACGGGCGGTTTGCAACTCGATGAGACCAACCTCATCAGCCCGACCGCAATCAGCGCCGCGTCGAACTCCGCAACGACGATTTACTCGGCCTCGGCAGTGGTGGCCAACAGCCCATATCGCATCGTCGGCTTCGTCGACATCACCGAAGCGACGGCCGGCACCTGGGCGAGCGATGCGACCTTGAAGCAAGGCTGCGGGGGGCAGGTGCTGGCCGCCATGTCCTCGATTGGCTACGGCCAGACTTGGCAAACGGCCCCGACGCTCACTCGTGCTGCGTGGACGACCTACTACAACAACACCGGCAAGCCGATCCAGGTGGTCGTCACGGCCGCTCTGAGCGGTGGCGGGGCGGCAATCTCAATGATCGTCAACGGCGTGACCCTGGCCAGCCAGACCAGCGGCGGTGCAGCCTGGGGGGCGACCATGAGTGTCATCGTTCCGCCTGGGGGCTCGTATATGTTCCAGTCGAACGTCGGTTTTTCAAATTGGGCCGAACTACGCTAACGCCATGCCTGACGCCACCTACTCCCAAGAATCTGTGCGCATCGCGGTGCTCGAAAACCAGGTGAACACGCTGAAGGGCGAGAACGCCGAGCTGAAGGCAACACTCGGCAAGGTGTTCGAAAAGCTGGACGCGTTGAGCACGGCGGTCAACAGCATCAACTCGACGCTGAGCGAAGCGCGCGGCGGGTGGAAGATGCTGATGCTGGTCGGCGGCGCGAGCGCCACCCTCGGCGGGGCGATTACCGCGTTCGCGCAGCACTGGAGACCGTGATGGATCTGATCTCGCAACTGCGGCGCGACGAGGGCGAGGTGCTGCACGCCTACAAAGACAGCCTTGGCTACTGGACGATCGGCGTCGGTATTCTGATCGACGCGCGCAAGGGCGGGGGCCTCACTGCTGAAGAATCCGCCTGGCTGTTGCAGCACCGCCTCGACGCCAAGCGTGCTGAGCTTAGCGCCGCGCTGCCGTGGTTCAAGTACCTCGACGAGGTGCGCCAGGCGGCGCTCCTCAACATGGCCTACCAGCTCGGTGTCGGGGGCGTGCTGAAGTTCCCCAAGATGCTCGCCGCGCTGCGCGATCGACGCTGGGCCGAGGCCGAGTCGCACGCCCTCGACTCGGATTGGAAGAACCAAACTCCAGAGCGCGCCAAGCGCGTCGCTCGTCAACTCGCGACAGGTGAATGGCAATGAGCGCGCTGGACTGGAAAAAGATCGTGTCGACCGTGGCGCCGTGGATCGGCACCGCGCTCGGCGGGCCACTTGGCGGCATGGCGGTGGACGCCATCGGCAACGCGCTGGGTATGAACGATCGAAGCCTCGATTCGGTCAAGCAGGCCCTGTCCGGTATGACGCCAGACCAGGCCCTGGCCCTCAAGAAGGCGGACCAGGATTTCGCAATCCGCATGCAAGAGCTCGGGTTCAAGAACATCGAGACCCTCGAGCAGATCGCCGCCGGGGACCGCGACAGCGCCCGCAAGATGCAGGTCGCCGCGCCGTCGCGCATGCCGGCGGTGCTCACGATCGTAGTCATCAGCGCCTTCTTCCTGGCTCTTGCGGCGATGTTCTTCATCGACATCCCGTCGAGTAACCGCGACACGATCGTCTACATGGTCGGCCAGTTGGCGGGCTTCGCTGCCGCCTGTGTCGCCTTCTGGGTTGGCACGACGCGGCAGTCCGAGAACAAGACCAGCCTGCTCGCGCAGGGGGGTGACGCGAAAGGGAGCAAATGACCACCAAGGTACCCTCCACAATGCTGGCGATAACGCCGTCCCCCGCCTCCGGCGGCGGGGTGGCGGGCGCCGTCTACACGCCCGAGGTGGCGGTCGCCTTCAGCGCCACGACGATGGCGGTCGACTGCACGCTGTCTAACCAGTTTCGCACCACGCTAACGGCCAACGTCACCGCCGCGCCGGCGTTGTCTAGCCCGGGCGACGGGCAGACGATCAACTGGTTTCTGACGCAGGACGCGACCGGCTCGCGCACGATGACCTGGCCGACCTCGTTCAAGTGGCCGGGCGGGGTGGCGGGCGTGTTGTCGACGACCGCCGGGGCGGTCGACATCCTCAACGCGACCTACCGGGCGGCGACCGGGTTCTGGTACGCCTCCCTTGACAAGGCCTACGCGTGAGCTTCGCGGCCCGCAGGCGGCACGGCGCACTCCAGTGCGTCAAGCAGTTCGGCAAGCGGGGTGCCTTCCCAGGTAACGAAAATGTTGCCTCGGGTTTTCTCGACCCTGCGGCGCCACTCATCCCAAGCCGCCGCCTTGCGCTCGATCTCCAGCTGCCGCTCAACCACCGCTCGCAGCTCGGCGTCGCGTTCGGGGGTCACGTCGAACCCCGCTTCGTTTCCAGCTCGATCAGCAGGTCGAGGAAGTGGCGGGCTTTCTCAAGATCCTTGATGCCCCCCTTGTCGCGCCAGCGCGTCACGTACTTGATGACGCTGCCCTCGGCGAACGGGATGCCGTTGGCGTGGATGTACTCGATCGGCTGGATCTTCAGGCTTTTGTAGTGGTCGCCCTGAACCTGCACGTCGAGAGCACTGGCGGGTTGGTAGACTGGGGCGGGGGAGGGGTTGCCTGTCGCCATCATGACTTTCCTTTCATCGCCTCGAGCAGGCACTGCTGCACCGAAGCCTTGGTTTGCAAACGCCGCAGCACGGTCGCGTCGACCGTACCCTTGGCGACGATCCGGTGAACGAACACCGGCCTGTTGTAGCCCGCCTGCGCTTGGCGCGTCGGGCCGATCCGCTCAATGATTTGTTCGTGCTGCTCTAAGTCCCACCACAGCCCGAAGAAGACGAGGATGTTGCCCCCGTCTTGCAGGTTCAGTCCGTGCCCCGCCGATGCAGGGTGAGCGAACAGGAGTGGGATGTGTCCAGCATTCCACTCGGCAATCGTTGCGGGGTTCGCGTCGAGAACTCGGCCTTCAGGAAACGCTCGTTGTAGCCGGGCTAAGTCCGACTTGAAATGATAGGCCACCAGCACCGGCATGCCGACCGCTTCCTCCGCCACACTCTTGAGCGCTTCAATTTTTGCATCATGTAGATCACTCCAATTGCCCTGGTCGTCGGTGTAGAGGGCGCCATTGGCGGCCTGCAGGCACTTGATCGTTTTGCTGGCCGCGTTGAACGCCTCGATCTCATTGCCGTCGGCGAGCCGCGTGAACATCTCGCGCTCGAGCTCGCGGTAGTGCCGTGCGGCGCGCGGCGGCAGGTCGACCTCTATCACGTTTTCGATCAGCGGCGGCAGGTCGAGGTAGTCGCCGGCGCGCACGGTCATTGTGCAGTCGCGCAGCTTGTCCTCGATCTCGGCCTGGGCGTGCGGGAAGATCACGGGCTTGATGTAGAACTTCCCGCTGACCGCGTCCTTTATGCGCTGGTAGCCGAACCACCGGGACTCGAACGCCGAGTAGCTCAGCCCGAGGCGCTTGCCGCCGTCGACGAAGTACTGCGGCCCCCAGAGATCCTTCATCCCGTTCGGCGCCGGCGTGCCGCTCAGGTTGACCCAGCGGCGCGTGTGCTTGTGGGCGATCTTGCCGAGCGCCTGGGCGCGCACGCCGCCCTGCTTGGTGCGAAACGACTTGAGCCGCGTCGACTCGTCAGCGATCACGGTGCGGAAGGGCCACGCATCGCCGTAGTGCTCGACCAGCTCCACCACGTTGTCGTAGTTGATGGTCACCACGTCGGCGTTCTGCCGGAGGGCTTCTTGCATCGGCCTGCGCCCGCCGGCGGCGACCGCCACGCGGGTGCCGTGCAGGTGGGCCCACTTCGAAAACTCGCCCGGCCAGGTGCTGCTGGCCACGCGCAGCGGCGCCAGCACCAGGGCAGGGTAGGGGTCTTCGACCAGCTCGAGCCCCGCCAACGCGGTGGCCGTGCAGACGGTCTTGCCGGTACCCATGCCGGCCCAGAGGTTGCAGCGCTCGTGCCCCATCATGAACGCCGTCATGGCGCCGCCGTAGTCGCGGGGCGTGTACTCAGCGGGCATTGTCGTCCTTGAACTTCAGGGGGACGCAGTCGACGCAGTACCACATCTTGGTGCGTTTGCTGACCCGCCCGCCTGTGGTGGGGCGGGAGCGGCTGCACCCGAAGCACATTTTGTTGATGTTCAGCCCCGGCGATACCGCGTAGTTGTAGGGGGTCAGATCCTTATTGGTCGGCGCGTTGATGCCCATGATGTTGCTCAGCTAAACAGTTCGTCGACTTGTTCGATGGCGCCGAGCACCACAACGTGCTGGCCCATCTTGCGCATGCGCTCGTGCTCGCGGGCCTGGGCGCGCTCGTGGGCGTTGGCGGGGAAGGTCTTGATCGTCTCGGGGTTCTTGAGCTCGACCCAGAAGGTCTTGATGCTGCTGTTGCGACCGTATCGCCCACAGTGCGGCAGCATCACCAGCCGATCCGGCGCCCCCTGGCGGCCAACCCAGGCCACCTTACGCACCTCGCCGCCGAGTTCCTTCACGCGACTCACGAGGTACTTCTCGATTGTCGATTCACGCACTTTCAACCCTTTCAAAACGGAGTCGGCCGTTCGCCGACTGAACCCACTGCCCCCGCCCGGCTGTCACGGCGGCGGCCTGCATCGCCTTGACGCGCTCGCGGTGCCGTGCCTGACGTTGCGCCGGGGTGAGCTTCGGCCTGGGGGCATCCTTGCCTCGCCCGAGCTTATAGACCTTGACGGTCGAGTAGCCCCTCGCGTCGGCCTCCCATCGCACTATGTGCACGGCGCGAGCCCGGTACAGTTCGCGGCAGTACTCGAGCACGGTGACGTAGTGCAGGCCTGTCACCTCGGCGAGCTCGGCGCAGGTCAGGTCGCCGTCGAGCAGGTTCGACACCAGCTGCGCCTGGCTGTAGGCGTTGATCTTCATCAGCGGCACGGCTCATCCTTCACGCGCCCGAGGCGCTTGAGTTGTTCCAGCCCGCTGTTCGTGAGCTCCACGATCACGGTGATGTGCCCCATCTCTACGAGCGACGCCGTGACCTTCTGCCGGGTGGCGGGCGGCAGCTGCATCATTGCGGCGTTCCACTCCCGGTAGGTCATGAAGCCGCCGACCGCGTGCAGCTTGTCAAGCCGCTTGGCGGGCTCCGAGTCAAAGTTCAGCGCACCCGGGGGGCGCCCAGTGATTGAGTGGCTCATGATTAGATCGCGTTGTTCGGTGTGCCATCTGGCGACGTGGCGGGCTTGTCTCGCAGGGCGAGGATGGCGCGACCAATGCGTACCGCAGATGCATCCGTGTGATCGTCCTCGTCTTCCTGAAAGCAGCGAATGATCTGCTCATCGCTCACCGCCTGCCCTTGCGGCTGCTGCGATGCCAGTCCACTGCGAAGGCGCGTCACCTCTTCCCGCAATTTGACCAGCTCAGACAATCTATCGCGCCATCCTGGGATGAACTCATCAAGTTCTCGCACGCTGAAGCCGCCCCGGCAGTTCCTGCCATCCAGATCAATCAATGCCGGCTGCGCACCCCATCTATTGCGGTACACGTCGTAGGCTTCAAGGTGCATCGACCACGGGATGCCTGGCGTGTAGCCTTGCACTGGGGCGATCTTCTCTTTTGCGGGCTGCACCCCCTCATCGCG